TTATTTTTTACCTTTAGGTCTATTTTTCTGTATATTTTCTACTATCAATTTTAAATTGCCACGCAACTTATCGAGCCAACTCACACCAATTTTATAAGTTAAATCCTCAACCAACTCAGGGCTTTCTGATTCTTTTATAATACGTTTTATAGCATGCTCATAAAATACCTTTTGTTTAGCATTAAAAGTTGGATAAACTTTTTCATATATGTCCCTATATCTAAGTACCTGACGGTATTTATAAATATCATTTGGAATAATTCGTATAAGGTTGTCACCGGCCTCAAACTCAAGGTATGCCTCATTTCCAGTTTTTGTAAGAGAGACCAAAAGATGTAATCTTGCACGCTGCGTATCAATATTTTTTGTATGATAGTTATCTTTTCTTGCAGCCAAGGAATAGGCAGTGGCTAAATATCTATCAGCACTTGGATAGTCTTTGAATGGTATCATAGACATTGCATATTGCACCCAGAAATGCGGATCATTTATTAGATTGGGAATAATATGTTTAACTTTCTCATAAAAATAATTTATTTCCACACGTCTTTGTGGGAGAAGCTTTTCGATAATAGAGAATCTCAGTAGTGAAGTAATCAAAGTTTGTAATCTATGATCTTTTGCATCTTTATTAATAACATACAAATACTCAATAACCTTAAGCAATTGATTTACAACATATTTATGTTCAAAAATATTCGCTATAAGGAATCTAGACAGTGTGCTAGATTTAGTCTTAACCATGCCATTACTTATGATGAATAAGTTTTTAACGCCTTCATTTTCAGTAAACTCCGCGCTGTAAATTTTTTCATTAACCGCCACATCTGAAATTAAAGATCTTACCAATGGGAGACCTATGACATCTAATAATAGAATGGCAAAAACTGTTTCTTTATATTCTTTATCATTGAGTGCAAGATTAGATATTTCTCGAATTCTAGATTGTATAGCTTCGGATTTGAGGATTGATAATAGCAAGAACGAAAGTTGGCTCCTAGCATTTTCATCAAGTTCTGATAATTTTTCATGCCTAGAAAGGCCTGCTTTTTCGCCCCATGCCCCCAAGTGATCAACTATATGTACGAAATTATCAACTTCGGAATCTGATAAATAATCGACGCTATGAGTTTTAAAACTACTCATATCCATTGTTAATAAATGTTGCTTAGTATTTTCATAGCCAAAATGACGCGTAGTCAGTACAAGCTGTATATTGTCCTTACGGTTTTCTATGGCATAACGAGTATCATCAATGCAGTTACTATAATCATCTATGAAAATAACAATTTTTTGCCCCAACTTAGATAATCGTTCAATGTCCTTACTGAAGCTAAATTCATTATACAAATAATAAAAACAGAGATATCCTTTCCTTGATAATTTCGACATTAACATTCGAGTCATTATACTTTTGCCATTACCTAAATCGCTGGCAATTAAAATATCATTATCTGTTTCAATATGTTCAATAATCTTACTAACTTCTTCACGTAAAATTATCTTGTCATGCATATTATCATTGAGAGTGACTTCATCTATATATCGATCGCTCACTTTCCCAAAGATCATAAAATTGGCGATGTCATTATCTCTTATTTCATCATGTTCCTCCCCAGGAGTATAGAGCTCTAAAGAATTTATCAAACCAACTTCTTTGTCTTGATGTGATTCTTCAATGCACTTGGCAGCAATATGGGAAAAGGCGTTTACACCAATATTTATCACTTCTCCAAACATGGCTAACTTATAATTTTGGAATTTGGTGGTACCTTCCCTGGTAATAAAAAAGGTTTTACTTTTAATAGAGGAATCATTAAAGAAAATTTTCTGAATATCAATGTCATACATCGAATACCCAAGAAAAACTATAGCACTTGCATTGTCTATATCGGCTTTAAACTGCCTATACCAACTCGATGTGAGGAACTGCTCCGGAGAAAGATAGGATGATGTTGTTAGTTTTATAGCAGAATCAAGATCGCTTTCTTTTGAACGCTCAATTCTTCCATTGATGTGGAGGCAGATATCTTCAGCTGACTTGTACTGATTTGGTGCATCTTCGAGCGTTAGAGGAGTGACCGATTTTCCTGATTTTATCAAAGAAAGTTCAATAGCATTGTCATAGTTTGTAGTGTATATCCTTCGCCACTTCATACTGAAGATATCTATCTGCTCTTGCGTAACATCTTTAATTGTATAATTATCTTTAAGTAATTGTAGAAGTTCGTCTTTTTGAGGGATATTGTTAAGAAAGAAATCTGAAGCCACCATTAAATCATCACATTGTTTAATTTCTTCAATATAATGAGAGTCGGCACCAATTTCTTTTAAATAGTTTGCTGACTTATTTGAAATTTGCAAAGCAAGATCTTTCGCTAAAGGCGGGGTACTTCCAATTATGTTTATTGATTCTTTTGAAAATCCTGCACCTACAAATACAATGGCATTACCTGTTGAAATCAGTCTTTTGAGGCGTTCATACGTTTCATCGCTTATTGATTCGTTAGCTGAATTTGCAAGCTTAAGGCTATTTAACATAGCATCCATATTTATCTCCATATAAAACGAATTTACTTGAAATATAATCGAAGACTACTTTAAAAGATCCTATTCACACAAATAACATACAATCTATTTCACAGTTTCACAAGGGTGTATTTAGCGGAATCAAGCACTACGATAAAGCAGGGGCCTGTTTGCCTAAAACAAACAATATCTATAATATTCAATGTATTAAAGATTTCAGATCACGTAAAAATCTTCTTTAGATTCATAGTTAAGATGTGATTTTAGATAAGGCATGCAACTCTTCTATAAAAGTGTCACTTGAAAGCAACTGTAACTTAGAGCGCTTGTAGCAAAAAATCCCCACTGGCGGTGGATGACAAGTTTTGACAACTCAGTCTGTATGCCAGCGTCCGGGAAATTAGAACAGTGCTCTGAATGAAGCTCGAGGATGGTTGCAAGGGGGTATGCTTAACACCTCCCCTTCACGAGTTCGTGTAACTGAAGTTTTCTGAAGCGGTAGCGGTTGTCACTTTCCCCCTAGTTTTCCCTGGTAAGGCATAACAAACCATAACTGGCTGACACCTGCCCTGCTTCGAATCAGAATTAACAAAAGCTAACAGCCAAGGCTCAACAAATCTCAACGCCAGCCCTTTACACTTCCGCTGCAACTGCTGTTCGTGGGCGTCAGGATCCGTTAGGTTGGGTTGACACTTTTCCCGGTATTCCGCGAAAAAGTGTCAAGTCTGAGGGGCTGGGTTAGGCTGAGGGTTTACAGTTTTTCACCGTCCAGCAGGCAGAGCGCCCTTAACCCTGTTTTGCTCCAGTCATCCGGCGTGTCGGGGTGCATTGTGGCAACGTAGGCCAGTTCAGAACGAAGAAACCGTAAAGCGCCCGCTGCACGGTCTTTGCCATAGAAGCTGTGGGTTTCTTCATCCGGCCGGAAGAGAATCAGTAGTTGCTCTTCGGACTCGTGCTGAACATCAAAACCCAGCTCAGCGGCTGCGGCCTCTATCCTCTGGCTATCATCAATATCAGCCGGCAGCTCTTTCCCGCCGTCATGCTTCCATACCCATGCGGCGGCCTGCGCCCACGTCATTTCAATCTGGTGTTTGCCAGCACCAGCAGAGTTTTGTTTAGCCTGCGATGCGTCAACATCCACTTTATCGCCTGAAATTACAATTTCACCGCGGGCTATCCAGCCGTAAACAGTTTGCCGGCTGACGCCCATATGTCTGGCGTAGGCTGATTTACTTAACAGCATCCTGGTGTTTTCCCTCCGGACATAAAAAAGCCGCCCTCAGGCGGCCTGCTTATCTTCTGAACTTGTCTGCCGCTGGTTGCCTTTGAGCATCGCACTGACATGTTCGCTTAACTGGTCAAGGCCGGTCATGCGTGGCTGTAATTCTGATGGATCATCGTTTTTCCCGTAAATGAGATTGTTATACCAGGTTCGAATAGCTGTAATTTGTGCGACGTCTTTCCTTACCGCGTCAACCAGATCGGCAACCGCACTAATTACCTGCCCGTTTTCTGATGCAATACGGGAGAAGGCGAGACGTTTAAGCTGTTCCGTACCGAGCCCCGAACACATTGCGTGCGCCCTTAGCAAGGCCTCAGCCAGCTCCTGGTGCTTTCCGCCGTGCATCGAAAGCAGCATTTTTTCCTGACTCCGGCGATCGAGCCTGCCGAATGCCTGACGCATTTCACTGTCACGCATGAATCCCTGAACATCGTCAGATGCCAGTGGTTTAACCGGTACGAGTTTGTTCATCAGGTAGTCGAGAATATTTGCGGCCTGGCCACTAACGGCAGCCACGCCGCGAGTAAAGGCCTTAAGCGTGTCAGGGTTGCGGGCTTCACCTGACCTGCGATTTTTTGCCTGTTCGTTCAAATCCGGATCGTTGCGAATAACGTCCAGCAAATCTGCCTCAGCTTCAGCCTGCTGCGCCGTAACGCGCAGGTTAGTCAGTTCGCCGGCCATGCCACGGAATAAAGTTTCCATCTGAGTATTGGGCGCAACAACCTTGCCGGCATAACCGGCCAGCTCAATGCTGTGTTTCCCTATTTTGATTGAGTAGCTCACAGGCCAGCCTCCATTTTAGATAACCCTGCATCAAAAACTTTGCGCGCAACAGCATGGATTGACGGCGCGATCCCCATGCATGATTTCTGGCGTTCCCTCTCCTGAATGGTTTTAAGAGCCTGAATCTGCTCCCCGTTCAGCAGTACAGGCTTAACGTTAATCTTGCTCATGATGCCCCCTGTTATAACGACCGTTAAAATTTCACTAATCGCAACAATCAAACTATCAATTGCGATTTACGAAACGATGTTAATGAAATTGCCGGGGGGCACAACGCAAAAAGAGTGGATGCGTTTTAAAGAAATCGCCTTCAAGGTATACACGGTCTACATAAAAACGATAAAACTCATATAAAACATACAATTGACCCGTGTACACCAGCCTACACTTTGCCATTTCAGGTATGCACGGTATACACGTTTTTGCTTATTAACTAATCATTATAGAAACGTAATTGTGTAGACCGTGTATACCCTGTGTATACCCTACAACAAGGTATACACATGGTATATTATTGATTTAAATAATTTTTATTGGAATGGTGTATACCGTGTATACCTTTCCCCATATTTAGTTAAACATTCATTCCTTTTTCTCAGCTAATGGGTGCGCCTGCGGCAGCCAGTCCTCCGCGCTTTCCGAAAGCTCAACGTTAGTCACCATGCCCCGATTCTTCCTCTCCTTACGATATTCATGATTAAATTCCCGCATGGCGCTTTCCATCCCCTCGGCAAATTTATTCAGCGTCAGCGGCTTATCGAATCCATTTGCCTCCAGGAATGCCAGATAAGCGTGATAGAGATAAATACGCGGATAGTGAGGCGGATTGCGGTTTCCTACCATCATTCCCGCACAGTCAGCCAGCCGCTCAAGGTGAGCGCAAAAGGCATACAGCGGATCTGTTTTCTGTTTCACCTCCAGTGCTTCTTCGCTGTTTCGTTGCTCCAGCAGCAGCGCACGCGCCTTTTCCGGGTTCGCAAAGTTCGCCAGCAGCCGACGAACTACCACAGGAATTTCAGCGGATATCTTTTCTGCCAGTTCGGGATCCTTATCCTCCTCACTGACGCGCCGGTTAAACTGGAAAATTACGCGACGCCGGGAAACGCCACCGGCACGTTCGGTGAAAATCATCGGCGTGTTGTTAGTGGCCACAACCACCGCCCGCAACACAGCGGTGTACTGGTGCTCGTGCTTCGGGTCTATCTCCACGGCATCCCCGCCGGTTATCGCTTTTATCCCGGTACCCTCCCCTGAATATTTGGGCTGGTCAGGAAGGGTTATCATGCTCTTTCCGACGAACTGCGCCCGCCCGCGCGCGCTGTCGAGCGCCGCCATATTCCCGCTGGCGGTGTTATGCGCGCCGGCCAGCATCGTGGCGATATGAGTAAAGACGCTTTTTCCGCTGCCGCCCTCCCCTGTTATCTCGAGGAACAGCTGCCAGTCGTACCGGTTCGCCAGCACCATAAAGAGCGCTGCGGCGATGCGCTGCATCTTAATTGCGTCTCTATCTGATGCGTAACTTAGCCACTTATGGAAGTTCGGCGCATGGTCGCGGAGGTTTTCGCCCGGCACCGCCGGTGTGTAGGTCACGCCGTTGTGGTTGGTCAGCCAGTTATCCTGGCTGTGTTCGGAGAAAACGCCGGTTTCCATATCGTAGACGCCATTAGCAAAGGGGATCAGGCTGCGCCGCGGCTCCCCCATTACCGGGATAACGATTTTCAGGGCGTCGATAACGTTGTTGATCGCGCGCTTGCTGAAGTTGGTTTTGTTCTCGTTGTAGATAGCCACCATTTCGCGGCTCAGCTCGAGCAGTGACGTTTTCTCCCAGATGCCGGCGCGGTAGACGTACACGCCTTCGCTGTTTTCATTGATCGCAATGCCGGTGTAACGCGCGGCCAGTATGAGCGCCTTTTCGTTATCAGCCAGGTCGCGAAGGTTTACATCTGTAAGCGGTTTGCCGATCACCATGCTTTTGCCGGCTTCCGCATCGGCTTTGAGGCGCGGCAACTGGGGCGTCCAGTCCTCCAGCAGCTGATAACCTTCAGAATAGAATTGCGCGCGCTCCACGCCGGCCACCGCCAGCTTTGTGGCGAGAATGGTTATCTGCCGTTCGGTCAGATGCCCGCCGCGGCAAACCCGGGCATAGAGCCGGCCATCATCAACAATGCGGATATTCTCCAGCTCCGCCAGCTGCTTTTTATCCAGCACAACCGGCGGCACCGTGTCGCCAATCGGGTTCATTTCCTGCCATGCTTTGGCGAACGTCCAGGCATCGGCGCCGGCAAAGATGATTGACTCCTCCATGAGATCCGCCGGCTGCTTTTTAAGGTTTGGTGCATTCTTCATTTTCTGTTCCCTCGCTCCCTGATGATTTCCCGCATGACACGAATTCGCTCGATCCCCTGTACCTGCATAATCCGATCGATATCTTTTTCGCCGGTGACCGGCGCGGAAGAAACAAATTCAAATTCCCGCACCAGTCTTTCTGGCGTGCAAAAACACGGTGAGCTGTACCCTTCGCGGCAATATGTCACTCTGTCGAATCGGTAACTTTCGATAATTACGATCCCGCCCCGACTATCTTTCCATTTATCGCCCGGCCTGATTTCAGGGTGAGCGCGGCCACCAGCAGTTAAGCCGGAATTTTCAATTGTCATATTTTTTACCTCACGCCGCTGGCGGGATTACCTGATAACCAATTTTCTTCAGAAAGCGCGCGGCACTCTCCACCGTGAAAAAGATCTCGTCGTCCATGAGGGGGCGCATAGACTGCAACCCGTTCGACGTGTCCACCAGATAGCGGCCGCCGGCCGGAAAACTGAATACGGTTTTACCATCGCTACAGCGCACCAGATTATAAACAGCGGTCATGGCCTGACCTCCCTGACTTTCACCAGATATTCCGATGCCTGACTGACCAGGCTGTGAACCGCCGCGACACGAAAGCTTTCCATTTCATCATCCGGCGGCAGGGTATCAATCCACATATCGAGAACGGCAAGCGCCTGACGGCTGTATTCCAGCGCCTGGACTGCGCTGGTCGTCAGCATGGCAATGGATTCGCTTTGAGTAGGCTTTTTCATGCATTCACCTCCATAGCGAGGCGTGTCTGGATAGCCGCGGCCTTGCTCCCCAGCTGGAGATAAGTCCGGGTGATTGCCGGGTTACTGTGGCCGAGCATTTCAGAGGCGACCAGCAAGCCCTGTTCGCCGCCGGCGGACATGAGATTGAAGGCGGCAATTTTGCGGCTGGAATAGGCGCTCAGGCGCAGACGCGTGTTTACTACGCGGGTAAACCACACCATTACGTTGTGCAGTTTCTTCCAGATTGTCTGGCGGCTCACGCTACCTTCCAGAGACTGGCAACGGTTACTTTCAATCTGGCTGCGGGAAAATACCAGGTCGTCACCGATAAGATTGCGCTCCATGCGTTCACGCAGCCGCTTGATGATGCCCGGCGGCAGCTGTTTGGTATCGTGCTTAACTTCAGCCTTCGCCACCAGCTCAAACACGATCGCCTGTTCTTCTTCCGTCATGCCGGCGGCCAGTTCGTCGCAGCTCACGCTATCCCAGTGCATGTACCCAATGTGATCGCCAGCAAGCCGGGCAGCGTCCTTGCGCTGCTGGCGAACAATCTCGAGCCCCTTCCGGGTCGCCCTGGCTTCTGCTGCTTTGGTCTGCTTCGCTACGATGATTGTGGCAATGCCGGTTTCCCAGTTGATGCAGGAGTAACGGAAGTTGCACACGTCGCTGGTACGCCAGCCGGTAACGGTCGCAATATCCCACCAGAGTAAAACCCAGTCCTGCTGGGTCTGCTGGATGCGTTCGCGCAGTTTGCGCTGCTCTTCCCGTTCGTAAACGGGCGTCATGGTGCGGGTGCCTTTCGTGGTAGTGGCTTTTACCACGTTGCCGCGCAGCTCGCGGGCTTTAGCTGTGAGGGTCTGGAGGTTAAACATGGCTACCTCCCAATTTCGCAACATCCAGTTCAAACGCGCCGCTGCTGTACTGATAAAGCGAACATTCAGAGCGAATTTTGGCGGCAAAGATAAGATCCCAGCGGGAATAAAACTCGCGGGCTTCTTGCTCACTGTCGGCAACGATGCGGATAACAACGGGAGTGCAGGTCCGGCCTTTCGGCGTACCGAGGAAAAGCCAGGTGAATTTGGGCAGTTTTTGGGTTGGGGTAGTAGCCATGTGGCAGCCTCCATACAGTGGTCTAGATAACCACCACCGGAAACGCCAATTTCACTGGTGGTGGACTGAGCAGGGTTGGCGTAACCGGACTGTATGGACTCCGGCGCGGATTTCTCCGCCCCCACCCAGCCCACCATAATTTTGCTAGCAGAGCGGTTTTGAACCACAACGCGTGAAAATAGGTGAGACGGATCAACGGCACAAAAAAAGACGCTTGGCGCGTCATGTGTCGCCATACAGTCATTCAGGACGCCAATCCTGGCACCAGATTTTGCTGGTGCTTTTAAAGCATACCCTTCAGTTGAATAACAAGGCAAGGAGTTTTTAGGGTGAGCGAAGCCCTGCCCCAGACGGGCATAATTGTTCTTCATGGCATTAACCTTTTTGAATTGTTTAGTGAGCTGTCGCGACAAACTTATTCTGCGAGATCCGAAGTGCAAACTCTCGCAAATTATCTCTGCTCACGGAATCTCAGTTCGTTTGGCTGCGTGACGATTCAATGCGCTCACTAATCCATTCATCAATTTCGCTTTCAATGAAAGCGATTGCTCGAGTACCAATCTTTATGGATGAGGGGAAACGTTGCTCAGCCATGAGTCGATAGATCCAAGCCTTGCTATAGCCGGTTCTGCGCTGAACTTCAGGTAAGCGGATAAGGGATTGGGACATATATACCTCTCGAAGTCTAATGTGGTCTACGAGGTATATTTCAGCAAAAACATGCGGGTAGTTGTGGAAGTCATGGTAAATCAGTTGGAAGCAGCGCCTCCACTGAAATAGAAGTACGGCCAGAAGTTTTAGAACCTGAGGATCGTCTTTTTGGAAATCCTTACAAGCTATTTGGAAGCGTATGTGTTCAGAGCTTCATTAATTAGCATAGTCAATGCTTTATCTGTCACATCGATGCCATCGCCATGCTCCAATATGCTTCTTGAAGCACTTCTAGCAACTTCGGATTTGTTCAAATTTTTACCGCGAACATATTTGCCACCTGATTTTTCAAGCGCAATAGCCATTCCAGCGATCAGTTTTAATGCTGTATCTTTGCCAGCAAAGTCGCCCCACCCGCTTCGTAAAGGCTGGTACTTTTCGCTAGAGCTATCTAGATCACATCCAAACCAACTATCTGTAGCTGATATTTCTTTAACAGCCCAAGGCCAAATATCATTGGAATAAAAATCAGCTCCAGTGATATCTCCGCCAGGTGAGCTAGACCATGTTCTCTTGGGATGTAGTTCTTCAGCGTTTACAGCACTCAAAATTATCCTCATGTAACTGGAAGCAATGTTGTAGATCTCAGGAGGGAATTTAGCTTTCAACTCATCTAAGCGTGAACAACTGTACACGCCAGCCATAGTCATTGCAGCCTGCTCAGCAGTGACCACTCGTTGTCGGCGAAGATGATGGGGCATGTTGAGGATGTTTTCTCGCATAAAAGCTTCCTGCTAACGATAGTCTACAGAAGTCTACTACTGTCAATTAGCACTGTCTATACATACAGTTAAGCGCTTTTTCCAAACGTTCCATGCACTACATTTTCGCCGTTTTCCAAGGCCTCCATATAGTCGGCATACCACTGGAGCATTTCGCGGCGGCCATCCAGATACTGGGCGTGGTTGTACGTTCCTCGAATTGAGTTTTTGTCGACATGTGCCAGCTGCGTTTCTATCCACGCGGTGTTGTAGCCCTGTTCGTGCAGGATGGTACTCATGGTGTGCCGGAAACCGTGCCCGGTTACTCTTCCCGCATATCCAATTCGACGTATCAAGACATTCATCGCCATTTCGCTCATTGGTTTACTGTGCTGAATCCTACCAGGGAAAATAAACCGATAGTTGCCGGTGACGAGGCGTAACTGCTCCAAGAGGGCGATCGCTTGGTCGGATAAAGGAACGCAGTGAGGTCGACGCTTTTTCATGCGCGCAGGTGGTACTTCCCATAGACGTTTATCAAAATCGATTTCAATCCACTCTCCCTGGCGTAATTCGCCAGGGCGTAAGCCGGTAAGAATCTGCAAGCGCATCGCCAACTTTACAACCGAACTACCGCTATACGTGTTCAGCGTACGGAAGAATTCGGGAAGTTCGTCACTGGTGAGAAAAGCGTAATGCTCTTTCTTATGAGGGGTGAACGCGCTGGCTAGATCCGGTGCCGGGTTATAATCAGCTCGACCAGTAACAATCGCGTATCTCCACACCTCCCCGCAACGCTGCCTAACCTTTCTCAACTTTTCTGTCGCTCCTCTTTCATCCAGCTTAGAAAGAACTGACATGAGCTCCATCGGTTTGATATCGGCGATAGGACGTTGCCCGATAAACGGAAATACATCAGCCTCGAAGGTTTTCATCATTTCTTCGCCGTAGGATTCAGACCATCGGTCTATGCGCTTGGCGTACCATTCACGGGCAATTGCCTCGAAGGTATTTTGATTGCGGCTCAGCTTCGCCAGCTTATCTTCTTTGCGTACATCGCTGGGATTTATGCCGCCAGCAACCAACCTACGGGCATCATCACGTTTGCGCCTAGCATCATTGAGAGTTACATCCGGATACGTGCCCAACGAAATCATCTTGGGCTTACCATCGAAACGGTAGCGAAAACGCCACCCTCTAGATCCGTTCGGCTCGATGAGCAGAGACAGCCCATTGCCATCGTTGAGTGTATAGGACTTCTCACGCGGCTTAGAGCGCCTGATTTCAAGGTCTGTGAGGGGCATTGTGTATAGTTCCAAAGTGTAGAGCACGAGCTATACGCATTACTATACACATGAATGTATAGATTTGAGTAGACGTTAGTTTACGTCATAATACAGAGATACTGGCTAATGCCTTGTGATTGCTGGGTTTAGTTGATTTGAGTAGACGTTAGGAGAAGTGTGTTTGGAGCGGGCGAAGGGAATCGAACCCTCGTATAGAGCTTGGGAAGCTCTCGTTCTACCATTGAACTACGCCCGCTTTGAGGTGCGTAAGGCATTATAGACCTTACGCCTCTTCATACAAGCCTTTACCCCACTAAGTGGCGATTAAATAATCACTTAGCACTTCGGCTTACTGCCCTGCGCCGGAAGATAACGCTGCGGATCGATGGCCGTGGCCTTATAGCGGATCTGGAAGTGCAGCTTCACCGTATCCGTCCCGGTACTGCCCATGGTCGCAATCTTCTGCCCCGCCTTCACGTTCTGCCCGTTATTGACCAACATCGTGTCGTTATGCGCATACGCCGTAATGTAGTCCTCACCATGCTTAATCATGATCAGGTTACCGTATCCACGAAGCTGGTTACCGACATAGACCACCTTCCCGGCCCCTGAAGCGTAAACCGGTGTGCCGCGTGCGGCAGCGATATCAATACCTTTATTGCCACCTTCCGAGAGCGAGTACGGCGCAACCACTTTTCCGCTTGCAGGCCAGATCCAGCAGCGCTGACCGACCGGCGGCCAGGATGATTTAGGCACCTGATAGGATGGCGTGACTTTGGCTGTTTTACGCGTTGAGGACTTTTTCCCTGAGGAGGAACCGCCGTTAACCTTGAGCTTCTGCCCTACCTCAATAGTATACGGTGGAGAGATATTATTCAGGCGCGCCAGCTCCTTCACGCTGGTTCCCGTGGCGCGTGAGATGCGGTAGAGCGTGTCCCCGCGCTTAACGGTATAGACTGCACCGGAATAACTGCCCATATCCGAAGATTTACTCCCCGAGCATCCTGCTACAAGTAGCGTCAGCGTCAGGCAGAAAACGGCAATGATCGGGTTTCTCGTCAGGCTTCCTGCAAACAA